GTCATTCTCTTCTTCTTCTCTGGGGTCCTGAGGCTCAAGGGAGTTTCGTCCGCTGGTGCCAACTTGGGGGACTCTGGACTTTTGTGGCGCTCCACGGAGCCTTCGCTCTTATAGGTTTCATGTTGCGTCAATTTGAGATTGCTAGATTGGTCGGAATCCGTCCTTATAACGCAATCGCATTCTCTGGTCCCATCGCAGTATTCGTTTCAGTCTTCCTGATGTATCCACTGGGTCAATCTAGTTGGTTCTTTGCACCTTCATTTGGTGTTGCTGCTATCTTCAGGTTCCTGCTATTTCTTCAGGGTTTCCACAACTGGACCCTCAACCCCTTCCATATGATGGGAGTTGCTGGTATACTGGGTGGAGCACTACTCTGTGCGATTCACGGAGCAACTGTAGAAAACACTCTATTTGAAGATAGTGATCAAGCAAACACCTTTAAGGCATTTGAACCGACTCAAGAGGAAGAGACATACTCAATGGTCACGGCGAATCGTTTCTGGTCTCAGATTTTTGGTATCGCTTTCAGTAACAAAAGGTGGCTTCATTTCTTTATGCTCTTTGTTCCTGTTATGGGTCTTTGGACCAGTAGCATTGGTATTATTGGTCTTGCACTTAACCTTAGAGCTTATGACTTTGTTTCACAAGAGATCAGAGCGGCTGAGGATCCAGAGTTTGAAACCTTCTACACAAAAAACATTCTTCTGAATGAAGGATTGAGAGCATGGATGGCTCCTGTAGACCAACCACATGAATCGTTTGTCTTTCCTGAGGAAGTTCTACCGAGAGGTAACGCACTATAAACTAAATAAGGGAGTTCTCTGAACTCCTTTTTTTATGTTTATTATGTCCATTACACAAGACTTATGATATCGTCGGAAACACCTTATAAACTCGCAGAAATTATTCGGGATACTTGGCCTAACCTTTACAGACCTGCTAAAGTATCTTATAATAATAAAAAAGATAAGAATGGCAAAATACAAAATCATTGATAATTTTCTTGATCAAGAAAATTTTTTGAATATTAAAAACACAATAATTAGTAGCGGTATTTTTCCTTGGTATATTACAGAAAATGTTTCTGGTACTGAAAGAGATACAGATTATTACTTTACGCATATTATTTACAAAGACCATTCTATTAATAGTGATTATTATACTACCATTAAACCTATAATAGATAAATTGAATGTATTTGCATTGAGAAGAATCAAAGTAAATTTTTATCCATCAACAAAAGAGATTGTAAAACACCCATACCACAAAGATCATTCTACTCCAAATACTGGAAGCATTTATTATATTAATACAAATAATGGTAAAACAATTTTAGATGATGGAACAGAAGTGGAATCGATAGAAAATAGATTATTAATATTTGAAGCTGATGTTAAACACAGAAGTACGACATGTACTGACCATCCTATTGGTAGGTTTAATATTAATTTTAACTATTTCCCCACATATGAAAATAAACCGTATAAAGGATTTGCATAATGAAAAAGTATAATGATGAATATTTTTCAGTCCTGAATAAAAAGACTGGAAAAAAAATCCTAGATTGTGGTGACGAACAAGATGCACTAGCGATGGTTGCGTTTGATCCGCAGAACAGAACTTATACTCGTAATAAGTTTTTGATGGGTGAAGTTGTTGATGTTAAAGTTCAAAAGCAACTTCCAACCAATGAAATCGTTGTTAACATGGATGGAGGAGTTGGTGGATCTTGGGAAGTAAGAGAACCTGAGAAACTACCACAAATAAAACTTCCAGAGGGTCGGGAACAAGCTTTAAATCTAAAATAGGAGAATATTGCGGTGTATAATAGTTACTCTGAATTTTTATTTCCAAGACAAGTGATTGTTTCTGATAGTGAAAATTTTTCAAGCTATCGTGATCATTTAATCAATCTTTGTTATAAAGAAATGGAAAAAGATCCTGTAGGGGTACAATTATCAAATGTTGGTGGATGGCAAAGTCGCTCCGATCTTATTCTTGATAATAGTGATTTTGAATTCTTATTTGAAGATCTAGATGGTAATCTAGAGCATTGTATGAATAATGAATTTGGTATATCTGAAAACTCAAATCTTACTATATTAAATGCATGGATTAATATTTCTGGAAAATATAATTATAATACTACACATACGCATCCATTATCTATGATTAGTGCTGTTTACTATGTAAAATGCCCAGAAGAATGTGGTGACTTAGTATTTCTTCCAGATTTTAATGATGCTATAGATTACGAGTTTAGAAATGATAATATGAAAGAATTTGCAAAAATGTATGGTAGTTATGAGATAAAACCTAAAGAAGGAAGGCTCGTAATTTTCCCAGCAAATCTTTTACACCATGTTCATGTGAATCAATCCAATGATGATAGAATTTCGATTTCATTTAACTTATCATTTTAATATATAATAAAAAAACTAATTTGAAATTTATGAAATTTACTGTTTATTCAAAAGAAGGTTGCCCATATTGCACAAAAATTGAACAGGTGCTACAATTAGCAGAGTTGCAGCATGTAATTTACAAATTGAATAGAGATTTTAGCCGTGAAGCTTTTTATGCAGAGTTTGGTGAAGGTTCAACTTTCCCGCAAGTAATTGTTGATGATAAGCACATTGGTGGATGTACAGATACAGTTCAATATCTGAAGGAGCAGAATCTGGTTTAATGGAAAACAACTTTTATGAAGTTTATTCCGATGTAGAAAAAGCAATAGATTATGCCTTTAATGGACAATTTGTTTTAAATTTCTATGATTATTTGAAAATTAGAGGAACTAAAAAAATAGAGGTTGAAGAATTCATTGGAAGTTTTACCGCAAGCGAAATTAATAATTTAGTTTTAGATCTAGATCAATATCTAGAAGGTGGCGCTGATGAAATGCACAAACAACTTCGTGAGGGATATGGACACATTCCAAAACCTCAAGCAAGAAAAATAAGAAATTATCTTTCTGGAATACTAGAAGACGCACAAAGGTATAATTATGATAAGAGACCTGGGAGGCGAAAAAAGCAAACTAAATAAAGATGATCCCCAAATTAATAGGGGAGTTGAGTTATTGTTACGTAATAGGAGGAAAAGATCACAAGAACCAAAAACTTTCCAAGTGAAGTTTGGTAAAATGATCTCTCTATTACGTCGAGAGTTTCATTTCTTCATCGAATTTCACTTCGACATTAGAAAAAAATAAACTCTCTGGAGAAAAAAAATGTTAGCAGTAACTCTAACCATCGGCACTCTAGTTTCAATTATGTTCTTTTTTGTTGGTGGTGTAATAGGATGGATGGCGAAGCAACATTTCTACGAATCTAATATTGTTGCTTATACGCACCCAGAGATGTTTGATTCAAATGGAAATGTAATACCAGATGAAATTTTAGCAGTACGATTTGAAAATGACTATGACGAGTACGACGACGAAGAAGACGACGACATCTAAAAGAGTTGTCACACAGAAAGTAAAACTACCACAAAATCCTTTTATCTTTGAGATTTTAGATTTTGTATCTGATCAAAAGACTAAACAAAAAAAGGTTGAAGCTCTTAAAGAGTATGCATGTGATGCTCTTAAAGCAGTTTTAATTTGGAATTTTGATTCTTCTGTTATTAGCCTTCTCCCTGAGGGAGATGTTCCTTATGCAGATGCAAATGATCAAAGTGTTTATAGTGGAACATTATCGGATAATCTTAGAAAAGAAGCTGCTGGTGGAGAATCTGCAACTGGTCAAGATTTAGATGGTAGGGGTAGAACTTCGCTTCGTAGAGAATATCAGAATCTCTATCATTATGTAAAAGGTGGTAATGATAGTTTGACCTCTATTCGCAGAGAAATGATGTTCATCAACCTTCTGCGAGGTCTTCATCCTAGAGAAGCTGATATTATTTGTCTTGTTAAGGATAAAAAATTAGAAACCAAATACAAAATCTCCCACGATGTAGTTAAGGAAGCATATCCTGACATTCAGTGGGGAGGTCGTTCGTGAGTACAGTTGCGGAGAGGGTAATGGAAAACTGGACAAAGGAAGAAAAAAAAGAATTACCCTCTCAATATGGTTGTGAAATCATTTATGAAAGAGCAACTGAAGTCCAAGTTAAAGATACTACCATTCCAAGTGATGCATATATTGTTGTTTATCGAGTAAACAATGAAACTTATATGGATCTATGTAGAGGTACTAGGGTAAGAATATTTGATCTTTATTATGATAAGTTTGGTCCAGGATCAGTTCAAAAAATTGATTTTGGATATGGAAGAATGAATCCCAAACTCTGGGGATATAGAACACCTGAGAAGAAAAAAAGAAAATGAGCGAAGGTTTTGGTGGATTTGCTGGTCCTGCAGATGATAAAAAATTTCGTCTTTACGTTAGAAATAAAGAAGTAAATAAGTTAATCAAAGAATATAAAAAACTTAAAAAATATCAGAAGTCTTCTCTTTTTGAAATCGAAAAACTTTCAGGTCAAGAAACGAAGATAGATAAATTAATAAATGAATATGGTATAGATCCTGAAGCACTTGAATAATGGGAAAACATTACTTACTTAATTTATATGGATGCTCGTTTGTTCTATTGGACAACGAGCGTTGTCTTGTGGACCTCTTGGAAAATGCGGCAATTGCTAGTGGTGCTACTATTGTCCAAACTATCTCAAAAAAATTTGATCCCCAAGGAGTGACTGCGGTTTGTCTATTATCAGAAAGTCATATTAGTATTCACACTTGGCCAGAAAGGGGTGAAGCAGCAGTGGATGTATATACTTGTGGTGACTGTAATCCAAAGATTGGATGTGACATTATCATTCAACAACTTTATGCAACCAATCATACATTAAGTTATATTGAAAGATAAAAAATTGTATCAGGAAATACACACATACTTGACTATATAAAATGAATGGGAGTATACTAATCTCCTATCGTTCATCCTATGACTAAAGCACTTTTGCTTTTAGCATGGGTTCCACTTCTTTCTATTTCTACGCCACAACTTGCCCAAACTAATAAAGTTACGATAAGTTGCGACGCAGCGTGGGAACTAATGGACATCGTTAAAAACGACGATGTAGTAGACCAAAGAAGAGAAGACCGATTGCTTTCAGAACTCCGAAAGGATGTTGTGAGACTTAAGTGCTAAACTGAATAGGACGGAAGTAAGCCGACTCGGAACGGATCGTTCATCTATGGAAACACTCTTATTAACTTGTTTACAAGCACAGTTAATG